TGTCTAAAGTTACTTCTCACTTAAAAGGTGAGGATGACTTACAGGAGATGCAGCGTACGCAGATGGTTAATACTGCTCGTAAGGATACACTGCCTCGGTATAAGCGTAGGTTGACAATAACTGACTCCGAAGTTAAGTACAACTCATTTGATATACAGCAGTTTATTACTAACGGTGAACTACTGTTTAATATAAATGTTCGAAGTTACGTTGTTACGATTGACATACCTGAGGCTCTAACTGAGTTAAAGAGTATAGTTACGAACAATGACAAAGTAAACTATAAGAACATTCTAAAATACCTAAGTAAAGCAGTAGACTCTACGGACTTGCTTATAAACTGTACTTGTCCTGACTTCAGGTATAGATATGCGTATAAGGCTACAGTTCGTAATTATAAACATGGTGCGAGTGAAAATCGTCCAGCTAAGATTACGAATCCTCATAATAAAGGGATAGCTTGTAAGCACGTTCTGCACTTGTTAAGTAATAAAAAATGGTTGCGTAAATATGTATCAGCAATAAATCTGTTGTTAAAATTAAATCCAAATCTGTTATCATAGGGGGTGAGTAGGGATGGGTTATTTTAACTTGCAAGATAGAAATAATAGGGAGCATTTGTATACTGAATCAAATATAGCTGAGGCTCATTGGTTGATGGGTACTGCGTGTAAGTTCTATCCATGCAAATCCTACACTCGTGACTTGGCTAGTGACCCCCACCCTGAGTATGATGAACCTGTTGACATAAATATCGTTTTTGAGGATGATCCTAAAACTAAGTTGGAAAAAATGAACTGGTTGGCTGAAGGTGAAGACTTACCTTTCATGGCATACATTAGTTCAATTATCTATCCTAAATACAAGGAATGGAAACAACAACTCAGAAATACGGAGTTATCCGATGAAGAACGTTCACTTTTATTAAATAATCACACATCTTTCACTTTGATGGTCAATAAGTATAGTTTGATTGAGTTACCTTATGTAATGCAGGAGCAGGGTACTAAAATGCTAATGGTAACTGACTTACGTGGTGATACAGTTAACCCGTTAGCATGGTATTGTAAATTGGTACCTTATCGTGCTCAAACTGACATTGATCCTACAACTCCTGAAATAGATGATAATTTAGGTAAATCGGATGATACAGACTTCAATTATGTGACTCCACCTGAAGAACCTCCGATAAATGAAGAGTACAGTAGTGGTTTTGGTTATTTGAATGTAGGTGATTAGTTATGATTAGTATAAAGTTGACCATAACCGATATAGAATTTACTCCAGGTAAACAATTGGTTAAGATGTATCCTCAGTTCGCTGATGATTTTGCTAAATATATAGCAGAATTGATGAAACAGGAATTGGTAAAGGCTATTGAAAAGCAACGTTATTCATCTAAATGGGCACCGTTATCTTTTAGTTACATGAGATATAAAAAGTTACATGGTCTATCCTTAAACGTATGGGAAGCTCATGGTATACTTAAAGACTCAATAATAGCTCGTAAACAGAATGGTCATTACGTTATAGGGATAGATGAAACAAAGCGTTATAAAAACGGACCCAAAGTTGCTCAGGTGGCTAAGTGGATGGAATACGGTACGAGTACGATGCCTGCTCGACCGTTGTTTAGACCTGTAATTACTTACATCCGTAAGAATATGGGTAGGTACTGGAGAAAGTTCTTAAAAGATAAGGGTACCATAATATAAAGGAGGGTAAGGTCGTGAGTTTAGAATTATACGATAAATCAATGAGTGATAAGTTGAAAGCTTTATTCCCTAATACGATTATGGCACCTCCTGAAGAAGCTCTCGGTAGATCCAATGATGATACAGCAGATGTTAAATTACCTCTGGTATCTGTTTATAGAATTAGTAATCCCATAAACTTTGAAGAATATAACCGATATGAAGTATTCAGTGGTAAAGTCACAAGAATGAGTCGTCAATCTGAAGATATAATTAGACAGCAAGGATTGCCAATAACTATAACATACCAGATCGACATATGGGCATCACTCCGTAAAGATGCGGATGGTCTGTATAGGGAAATCGTTTTCTACTTAATGACGCATCCTAATCTTACAATCAAGATGCCTAATCTTGAAGAACCATTCAACTTTTCATTGAAGTTGACTGACGTAGATACACCTACGGAATACTCGTCATTCAGTGATACAGGTACACTGCATAGGTATACTCTAACTTACGAGATAGATAACGCAAGGTTATTCTTCCAGTCAGGTGTAGTTGATCAAATTCATCAGATCGACGTAGAATTCATAAATATGGAGGAGGAGGTGTAGTGGATGGGTAAAGAAGTAAAACTAGACGAGAAAGTTACTAAGAAGGTTGAAGAGGTTAAAGTTACTAAACCTATTGAACCTCCTAAATTGAAATTATATAACCCCAACAGATATGTTGTACCAGTTTCATTGAACAAGGGTGGTAAGTTGACGCAAGTTAATGTACCTCCTAGAAAGTTCATTGAGGTACAATACTCTGAATTAACTGATTGTGTACGTAACCTGATTGATCCAGGTAGAAGTGAACTTGTGTTAAAA